GAAGAACTTCTCCCCGGACGAAATCGGGGTTATTTCGGTCGAAAAGGGACGCTTGCCCTTCCGATCGGAGATTAAGCCGGTCAGGATCCCGAAGGAGTACGGCGCGGAAATCAAAAGCGCGTCTCAGCTGAATGCTGCGAAATATGCATGGCTGGAAATGGTTATTAAAAAAGCTAAGTCGAAAAGCATCGTCATTGATGACAGCCAATATTTGATGGTCAACGAGCTGTTCGACCGGGCCTATGAAAAGGGCTATGACAAGTTTGTTGGCATGGCTGCAAACTTCCGCAACCTCATTCACTTCATCAATGACCTGGAGGAGGACGACAAGATTGTTTATTTCCTGCATCATTCCGAACTGGACACAGACGGACGCGAGAAGGTCAAGACGATCGGGAAGATGCTGGATGAGAAGCTGACGGTCGAAGGGTGTTTCGACATCGTGCTTTATTGTCAAGACCATAAATTTTTCACACAGGCGAACGGACAGAGCACAGCAAAAAGCCCTGAGGGAATGTTTGAACTTGAGATCCCGAACGATCTGAAAGCGGTTGATATGGCAATAAGAGAATATTACGGATTAGGAGGTGGAGAATGAGCAGCGCAGAATTCAGCACGATGATTGAAACGGCGACAGCTGCCGGCCTGATCATTGAAGCCTATCCGAAACAGTATCTGATAAATGCGACCGACTCTGACGGAACTATTCAGTCATATTATGCATCAACAGGAACGGCGGTATTCAGAGACGGTAACAACAAATATAGATCTAAGAAAAAAGCAATCAGGAACTTCTCTTTTGACAGGTTTATTGAATTGTGCAAAGGGGATGGAGACAACGACATCTTAGAATTTTTTGAGGAGGACTAACCCATGAAAAAACCCAACAACTACGACAGCACACAGGCATCTGGCGAATTTACCCCGCTCAGCACCGGAGGACATCACTTAATCATCAAGAAAGTCGAAGAGAGCCAGACGAAGACCGGTAAGGACATGATCGTTGTTGCCTTTGACACTGCTGCCGGCGACAGTCAGCCGAATTACTTTGCTGAGCAGTTCGCGTCTGACATCCGGCCTGATAAGAAGTGGCCCAGAACAGGCAGACAGTACATTGTGACAGAAGACAATGACGGCAATTGTTCCCGGAGCTTTAAGACATTCATTACCTGTGTCGAGAGGTCTAACAGCGGCTTTGTCACTCAGTGGGGTGATGATTTCGCAACACAGTTCAAGAACAAGCGGATCGGTGGAGTGTTTGGCATCGTTGAAAGCGAATACCAGGGCAAGGCCACCAAGCGCACCGAACTGCGGTGGTTCTGTGATGATGCAAAAGCCGACACGGCAAACGTTCCTGATCCGAAGCTCCTTCCGAACAACAACAAGACGGTCGGCGTTCCCGCCCCTACTGACTTTATGACGGTGACGGGAGACGATGACGAAATTCCGTACTTATGATGACTATTCAAATTGACTCACGAGAACACAAGTGGGAGATGGCGCGGATCCAGCGGCAGTTAACAGCAGCAGGGTGCAAAACAATAGTGTCAAAGCTATATGTCGGTGATTACCAGTCGTTGGACAATCCGCGGCTGGTGGTTGACCGCAAGAAGGATTTGATTGAATTGTGCGGGAATGTCTGCCAACAACACGAACGTTTTACCAGGGAACTGCTGCGAGCCCTTGACGCTGACATCCGTTTGATCATCCTGGTGGAGCATGGACCGGACATCCAGACGCTGGAAGACGTTTACTTCTGGGATAACCCCAGAACGGACAAATCACCGAAAGCCACTTCCGGGAAAAGCCTTTATAGATCTCTCGTGACAATCAGGGACAAATATCATGTGCGGTTTGAGTTTTGCACTAAGAAGGAAACAGGAACGAAAATCATGGAGTTGTTGAGCAATGGGAGCCAAAAAGAATAGGGGATGGGTAAAGCTACATAGGCAAATCACAGACTCTTATATCTGGGCCACGACTGAACCGTTTGACCGCCGGAGCGCGTGGGTGGACTTGATTTTGATGGCAAATCACGAAGAACGTTCTTTTATGCTGCGGAATGGAAAAGAACAAATTGTCAAGGAGGGTCAGCTGTGGACGAGCACTGTTCACCTTGCTGAGCGTTGGCATTGGAGCCGGAACAGGGTGAATCGCTATTTACACCTACTTTCCGAACAGGGAATGTGTACCGTGAGCGGACAGCAGTACGGGACACTGCTAACCCTTATAAAATATAGCGATTTCCAGTATGGGCGGACACCAGACGGAACAGCGAACGGAACAACAGACGGCACATCAGACGGAACAACAGACGGCACACGAACAAGAATTAATAAAGAATTATATAACAAGAATGTAAAACAAGAAGGAGCTGGCGCTCCAATTATTTCTCGTGAGGGATATGAACTTGAATGACATGATTGATGAAAAGGAGTTACGCAAGGCATTAACGATTTTAAAGCCAAATGATGCGCTGTATGAAATCAGGATCCTTAAGAAGTCGCCCAAGCGAACATTGAGCGGATACTTCCGGGACGTTGACACGGCTGTTGATGAACTGCTGAAACAGGACTTGCGCGGCATGAATGTTTACCTGACGCTTAGCGAATTGAAAGATGCTTGTTACAGCCGGAGCCAGAAAGACCATTTCATCGTCCCGACTAACACGACACAGGACACAGATGTTGATGCTTATAATTGGTTGTTCATTGATCTGGATCCGGAGCGCATAGCGGAAGTGTCATCAACAGATGCTGAAGTGCTGGAAGCTAAAGCGATAGGCCGGAGCATTTACAAGTACCTTAAACAGATCGGATTTGAGGAACCAATAATCGGAATGTCTGGAAATGGTATTCACTTACTGTATCGGGTTTACTTAAGTAACACTGCCGAGAATGAACAGCTGATTAAGAATTGTCTTGAAGCTCTTTCACTACTGTTCTCAACTTCGGCTGTTAAGGTCGACACGGCGAATTTTAATCCGTCCCGCATCTGTAAACTGTACGGAACGCTTGCCCAGAAGGGGGCCGGAACCGAAGAGCGGCCGCATCGGATGGCATACATCATTAGTGCTCCGGCAGAGATCCGGCAGACCAAGAAAGCATATCTGGAAGAATTAGCTGGTCAGCTGCCGAAACAGGAAAAGCCGCAAGCCTATAACAGCTATAAGCCGGCATCGTTTGACATCCGGGCATGGATGCAGCAATACGGCCTGAGAGGTAAGGAAGTCGCTGCCGGCAATTATACCAAGATTGTGCTTGACCACTGTCCATTCAACAGCGCACATAAAGCACCGGACTCTATGATTACAATCGGGACCTCCGGAGCGATAGGCTTTAAGTGCTTTCACAATTCCTGTCAGGGCAAGACATGGAAAGATGTCAGGCTGCTGTTTGAACCGGATGCTTACGATCACAATTCGGATGATGAGCGGATACAGAACGGATGGAACCAACACAAGATCCATAACCGGCAGAAGAACATTAACTATGCTGACGAAAATGCCGACCACGGCCCGGTGTTCATGACGGCCCGGCAGATCCTGGACGAACCGGACGTAACAGAAGACTTTGTTCTGTCAGGCATCGAGGGCATAGATAACAGAATGCGCGGACTGAAAAAAGGTTTTGTGTCCCTGCTGTCAGGCTTGCGCGGCGGATCCAAATCAACGCTGCTGTCAATGATTACTCTGAATGCCGTAAATGAAGGATCTAATGTCCTTGTGTATTCCGGCGAACTGGTGCGGAAGAACTTCATGCGCTGGATGATGTTACAGGCAGCAGGAAAGAACCACACCGTCAAAAGTTCGAAGTATGACAACTATTATTACGTGCCGGCAGAGGATGAGAATTTGATTGCTGAGTGGTTAGGAGCTCACTTCATGCTTTACAACAACGACTACGGCAATAACTTCTCTAAGCTTTACCGGCGACTGGAAACGCAGATTGAACAGCAGAAAACCGATCTGGTCATTCTGGACAATCTTATGTCGCTGAATATCCGCGATCTGGATGCGGACAAGTATTCGGCTCAAACGGAATTCATTAATGATTTACAGATGCTTGCCAAGCGGACTAACACACATATTCTGTTTGTGGCACATCCACGAAAGACAACCGGCTTTCTGAGACTTGAGGATGTTTCCGGAACTGCGGATCTGACCGGCCTGACAGATAATGCATTTATCATCCATCGGAATAACCTGGACTTTCAGACAAGGTCGAAAGAGATGTTCAAGTGGAAGGATGATAATCAGGTGTACTCCGGAACCAATGTCATAGAGATTGCTAAAGACCGCGACAATGGTTATCAGGATGTGTTTATTCCGCTGTGGTATGAGCCAGAAACCAAGCGACTGAAGAACGCGCCGGCAGAGATGATACAGTACGGATGGGACAAGTCAGACGGCTTTGTCGATGCTGATCGGTATGATGAAATCCCGTTTTAGGTGTGAGTGATGGAAGAACAATACAAGATTATCTGTGACCTGTGGAAGTACATGAAAACCCACCTACCCGCCACGGGGTCAGAAGCCTGGGCGAAGTCGGTATATGAGGACGCTAAGACTTTTGCTGACAATCATGGCAATACTAAGTTTACTCAAGAGCTGGCACAGGCGGCAATGTGGGAGTTGGACAGACTAGCGAAGGGGGAGTAACAGAAGTGAATGCAGTAAAAGTTTATGTTGACTCTGAGGGACTCAGGAAAGAGATATTTCTTGCCGGGCATAAGCTTTGTACTTTGGCGAGGGCGGTACATTGTGGGGAGTCCACTATCTCCAACTGTCTGACAGAAGGAAAGATTAACCCGGCCTTACTGGAGCGGATCTGTGCAGAGTGTGGCTGTGATCCGGCAGAGTTTCGGGGCGATCCGGTACCGAGGAAAGCATATAAACCACGCAAGCGAGGACCGAAGCAGGATTTAGAACTGAAGTCTGACTTGCCGCCCTTGCCGCCTTTGTCTCCGGAAGCGGTCGAGGCCCTAATTGCTGCTATCGTCTATCAGGCCAAAAAGGACTATATCAGGCTGTACAAGATGGCGATCCGGCAGAAGCCTGTGAGCCGTTGGCAGATAAGGTCAAGCGGGAATTCGTCATTAGACAGAATTGAAGCTGAGTTGTTGCATCCGAATAGCTACTTTCGGAATGTCATAATCGGCAACATAGCAGACCCGGATGCGGCAGTGAAGATCTTAATTAGCCAATGGCGGAAAGAAGCACAGGAGGGGTGGAAATGACCAGACTAGAGGCCCTGAGGCTGTTGCATCCAGACAGCAGAGATAGGGCGGTTATGGAGATTAAGGAACGCTATGAAGATCCTGTGACAGGAATGATTGCCGTTAAGAGGGCGATTGATGAAGCGATTGATATTGCGTGCCAGTGTATTAACAAAGTGGAGTTAATGGAGGATGATGGAAAATGACTATCACGGATATGCGCAACAAACTGAGCGAGTATTGCAGTCAGACATCCTGTCAACCGGATATCTGCAAACTGTATCACGAGAACTGCGACGATGCGATGTTTGCAGATATGGAAGGCTGCGAAATCAAAAGATTGTATTGTCTGGTTTTCGGGAATAGCGAAATCGCTGCCACCGATCAGACCGCCAAAGCAGACGCAGGAAAACCGCAGTTGTCGCTAGTGCCCACACAGATAATTTATGACATAGCCGCTGTAAGGATGTACGGATGCAACAAATACCGCGAAGGGGGAAAAGATAATTGGAAACAGGTTGAACCGCAGAGATACCGGGATGCCGCATACAGGCATTTTCTGGCGTACATCAATGACCCGGCAAGCGTGGATAAGGAAAGCGGGTTACCGCATAGATGGCATTTGGAATGTAATTTAGCTTTTCTGGCAGAATTGGAGGGTAAGTCATGAAAGTATTGGTTGCGTGTGAAGAGTCACAGCGTGTCTGCATTGCATTCAGAGAACGAGGGCACGAAGCGTATTCGTGCGACATCCTTGAGCCGTCTGGAGGTCATCCCGAATGGCATATATTGGGCGATTGTTTGCCACTTTTGGGGGGGCGATGCCACTTTATGACTATGGACGGAACTGAACACGAAATTGCTGACAGGTGGGACTTGATTATCGCACATCCACCTTGCACGTTCATAAGTAACGCAGGGGCT